GATTAGAAAATAAAAATAATACCCTTACGCAATAAAGAGCAAAAATATTTAGTTAAATAGAATTAACAAATACATAAAAGAAAAATATAATGTTTACAATTTATTCATTGACAATTGCGGTGTGGTGTGATATACTATATATAGAGTTAAGGGAGAGGAACAAAAGAAAAACCTTAACAAACAAAATTTTAAAAGTTGCAATATGACAACTAGAAAGGATTTTATCATGGAGAACATTATTAAATCAGAAAGCACAAACATCATGGACACATTTAAGAGCAACGCTCTTAGGGAAAGCACTCAGCGTATCTTTACAAGAATGGTAAATGTAGAGGATAACAAAAAAGCTATCTGTACAGACCTTGCGGAGATTTACAACAAAGGTACATGGAAAGACGACTTCAGCGACTTTGGCGACTACACAATGACAATGTTTAACATCACAAAGTCAACAGCGAGCCGTATGAGAAGAGTTTCTGACAAGTTCATAACTGACATTAACTCACCGCTCAACGCTGAAATGTTCACATTCAATCAGCTTGCCACCCTTGTTACTCTTGACAATGAAGTCATTGAGAACTCAATTGTCAATCCTGATATGACGATTAAGCAGTTGAGAGAATTTGTAAACAGCGTTAAGGCTCTTGAAATGAAAGACACAGAGGAACAGGAAGAGGAAGCAGAGGAAAAGGAAGAGGAAGTAACAACGGCTGAAAGTTGCAACGTTGCAACTAATGAAGAGGAAGCTTCGAGAGAGATGGTACACTTTGCAAATCTTAAAAATTTGTCAATATGGGTAAATGCACTCATGGAGAAAAGAGAAAACCTTGAAAATATCGACATAAGTTTTGACGTTACAACAAAGCACACTGAGTATTAATTACTCAGTGTGAAAAAAAGAGTGAGTATAATGAAAAGACTATTTATGTGTGAATGGTGTGGGGAAATTTATGACGACGAATTTAAAGCAAAGAAATGTGAAAGAGGTCATTTAATCCCCCTCAACGTCACCCCCTCATATTACGATAATCAGAAGAAAATCCCTGAGTTAGTAACTGTTGATTTCGGTGAACATACAGAAATTTACAGACTTGTTGGTGGTAACAAAGAAAAAATAGAGGGAGTTCAGCTATGAAGATAACAATAAAATCAGTTGTTACAATCCTATTGACGATTGTATTTTGTCTGTTATCACTTGCAGGCAAGATAACAAGTGAGCAGTACATGACTGTATTTACTACAGTAATTGCTTTTTACTTTGGTACTCAGTTTTCAAAGAATGGTAAGGTGTGAAATGTGGAGTTCAATAATAGTTGCAGTGCTATCCCTGATAGGTACATTTATTGGCACTTATTCTGGGTTTAAGTTGACAGAATACAGGGTACAACAGCTGGAAAAACGAGTAGCAGAGCATAACAACTTTGCAAGGAGATTACCAGTTGTTGAAGAACAGATAAAGGTAATTAATCATCGTTTGAACGATTTAGAGGTGAAAGAAAAATGACGTTTAAGGAATATATTTCTAAAACCCTAGGAAAATCAATCGATTTTGACGGAGTTTACGGCTTTCAGTGTTGTGATTTAGTCAACGATTATATGCAGAAATGTTTTAATATTTTTACATATTATCCATACAATTTCAATGCACAGCAGTATTTCACAAGGTTCAATGAGGTATCAGCTCTTGTAAAGAATTTTACAAAAATTTCAAATACTCCTGATTTTGTACCAATGCAAGGTGATATTTGTATTTTTAAGTCGGCTGACAATATTGGTCATATCTCAATAGCAACGGGCGAGGGAAATACAAGCTATTTTTACAGTTATGACCAAAACTGGAACGGGCACAATTTTGTAGCAAAAGAGAAGCACACGTATACTAATTTTTTAGGTGTTCTGAGGTATAAAGGCAATTCACTTGACATTTCAGGACTAAAACGTGGAGATAATAACGCAGGTGTTTACGCTTACAAAATGATGTTAAAATTGGCAAAAACTTGCAAAATAATTAGTACAAGCGTTGATTTTAACGGAATATACGGCAAAGGCACTGAAAAGGCTACAAATGAGATTTTGCGAAAGCTGAAAAAGAAAGAGAATGGAATAGCAGGAGTAAAGTTAATCAACGCACTTTATGAAGCTATTCTTGACAAAATAGTTAATTTTTAACAAGTTAATACGTTATGTGAGCATTTAACAATACAACAGACAATTGATAATAATTAATATTTTTTAAAAATAAGAGGTCTAAACCGCTATTGTTATCTAACGTACATAACTATTATATTACGGTCACATAATATTGAACAAATTACAAAAACATGGAAAGAGGTTTTAAACATGAACGGATTTAACGTAAACATGACTAAAAAGGACATTTTTAATGCAAAGAGTGGGTCAATCTCAATCAGGACAGCAGAGGCAAGCGAGTGGCATACTGTATCAGGGTGTGCAGTGGTAGAAAATGGTGGAATCGACAGAGATAAGAATCCATGTGATATTGGCTATGTAGCTACAGAAATTGGAGTTTTCGGTTTCTCGTCAAAGGTTTGTCTTGACCACATGGAAGAATTGGCAGATATTCTCAGCGAGTGCCTTAATGACGGTGAAGAAGTAAAGGTAAGATTTGTCAAAGGTAAGTCAACTAACGGAGAGTTTTACTCAATTCAGATACAGTAAATAACAAAATCGGCAAAACGTGGTGGCAAAAGTTGCCACGTTGCAACCGATTGAAAGGGGTGAAAAAATGGGTTCAAAAATAAAGCCGTGGAACTGGAGCGAGTTCGGAGTTTCAAACATAGACAAAACACAACTGACAAGCTACTATTACAAAATGTTGCTAAATCGTGTTATTAATATGTTTACATGGGGAAACCTACCAGACACCATTGATGAGCAAGTAATGAACTTTTGGTTATTTGTAACAGGAAGAGTTGTATTTACAGAATTTAACGGAAAGTTATATGCACTAAATGGAAATTATGGTGGCTATCCTAACGAGTATTATTTACCTACTGAATTTGTTATTGCTAATCCAATTTTAGGAAGTAAAGTTGTAAAGTTGGACGTTGACGGAGTGGCAATGTTTAACAGTGATACGGATAAGTACCCAACGCAGGGGTTAGTAGGTGGTTTATATCCTATACTAACACTAACGGCAAATATGTTAGCTGATTGTGTGGTCACAATTTCCAGTGCATTGAAAAACGGCAGAGTTCAAACAGCGTTTTTGTGTAAGGACGATACAGTACGAATTGCAGGAGAAAAAGTTCTACAACAGTTATATAACGGCAACCCAGCTGTTATGATTGACGACACAATTTTAAATTGTATTTCGCCTATCAAAATGGCAGATAATACAAGTGTTGCTACAATCCTACAGCAGACAATTGAAACGTATCAATTTTGGCTTGCAAATTTTTACAACTCAATAGGAGTAAACGCAAACTTTAACATGAAACGAGAACGGCTAAACACAGCAGAAGTCAATATTAATGATAGTGCATTGTTTGTAAATGTTATTAATATGTTGAATAACCGACAGCAGGCACTTGAAAAAATTAACAAAATGTTTGGTACAAACATAACTGTTGAAATTTCTGAGGAATGGAAAGACTTGACAGAAACTGAGGAAACCCCTACAGAGGAAGAACCTACAGAGGAAGAGGGAAAAGACAATGCGGCAGATAATAACGCTGAATGAGTGGATTGAAAAGTTTCCCACTATAAATACTATTTTTGACAAGGTATCAGCAGACTTGAAATTATTTACAGTTTTTACATCGGCTGAAATGTTCTCATATTTTGTAAACAAGTTTGGTGAGCGTGGTTTTTATCTGTATTATGATAGCGAAAATGCAACAAATAATACTAATAGAGTGAAACAGGCAAGCGACTATATAGCATTATATGGTAAATCTCACAAATACGAGTATGACAAGTTAGTCGATACTCTGTCATTGGAATATAACCCCATAGAAAACTACTCCATGACAGAAAAAGGAACGGACACAAGAACGCCAAACATCACGCAAACAAACAAGGGTGTAAATACAAATACTGTAGGTGTTGACACGTCAATTACAACGGGTAAAACAACATTTGACAAATCTGATAGTTTTATCAATGATACAAAAACTACCAATACGGGAACTAATACCGATACGCAGGATATAAACACTACAGTTACCACGGCAGGAAATGAAAAAACTGTACATGAATTTACAAGAAGTGGTAATATTGGTGTCACTACATCACAACAGATGATTGAAAGTGAACGTCAATTAGCAATGTTTTCTGTAGTTGATTTATTCGTCAAAGCAATTGCAGATATTATTTTAATTGGTGTATATTAAAAAGTTGCAACGTCGCAACTAGGAAAGGAGAAAAAATAAAATGCAAAAAGTGAGAAGTCCAACATATGCAGAGAATTACGTCAATCTTGCAAGAGCCGTTGTGCTAAAAGTAATAATAGACACTCTCCAAAATAAGGAAGATTTAAGGAAATATATTTTATATAGTGATGATTTTGTGTTTTGGTTACGCCTTGCAGATTGGTTAAAATATGAAAATGTTATTAAAGATAAGTTTTCATATTTTAAAGGGATTGACAGAACGTTAAAAAAGAAACTAAACACATATTACCGTCTTAAAGGTGAAGAAATGAAAAGAGGTAAATTATAATGAAAGTTACACAAATTGCCACAATTTTGAATGAAGCACAAAAGGAAATAATCGGTGAGAGTGCTATAACAACGGAAAATCTTGAAAACGTTGTCGACATGGGCAAGCAGATACTTGAAGCGACAGATGTTGACAATTACGTCCGCAAGCTGATTGACAAAGTCGGCAGAATGATTTTTGTCGATAGAGTTTATAACTCAACAGCTCCTGACATTTTGACAGATAGCTGGGAATACGGGTCAGCAATGCAGAAAGTTCGTTGTGAAATGCCTGACGCTGTTGAGAATGACAGCTGGAAATTGACCAACGGTCAGAGTTATGACCCATTTGTATTCACTGCACCTGACGTTCAGTCAAAATTTTATGACAGTAAGGTGACATACGAAGTGCAGATGTCATTTACAGAAATGCAAGTCAAGAGTGCATTTAATTCACCTACTGAAATGAACAGCTTTTTTGCAATGATTGAAAATCGTATCAGATTTAAGCTGACTTTGTCAAATGATATACTCAAAACAAGAACCGTTAATAATCTCATAGCAGAAAAGATACACAGCAAAAACAACGTTGTTAATCTTTTGGCAATGTACAACGCAGAATTTACACAGACCCTAACAGCGGCACACGCTCTTATGGATAAAGATTTTCTAAGATACGCAATCGGAAAAATCAAGGAGTATATCAAGTACATTCAGCGTCCGTCAATGTTGTTCAATGACGGCGGTTACACAACTTTCACCCCAGAAAGTGACATGAAAATGGTGCTTTTGTCAAGATTTGTAAATACGGCTGAGGTTTATTTACAGAGTGACACGTTCCATAATGACCTTGTGAAGCTGAGTGGTTATTCTGAGGTTCCATACTGGCAGGGCAGTGGAACGGGTGAAACGTTTGATTTTGCAGAAATTTCAAAAATCGATGTTACAACTGCAAGCGGTAACGCAGTATCTCAGACAGGCGTTATCGGTACTATTTTTGACCGTGACGCTTGCATGGTATGTAACGCTAATCCAAGAGTTACAAGTATTTACAATCCAAAGGGCGAATACTGGAACTATTTTTATAAGTATGACGCAAGCTATTTCAATGATACCATGGAAAATTGTGTTGTATTTATAGTAGCAGACACAGCAAAAAAAACAGTATAACAAAATGATAGTTAAAACGTTGCAACCCTAAAAAAGTTGCAACGTTGCAACTATATTGAGGTGAGAAAAAATGCCAATTATAACAACGTATCAATGTTCGCAGGATGTGAGAACTATTCAGAAAACAGTAACAAATCCAGTTGAATATAATTGTGAAATACTAAATAGTATGAACAGTTTTTCACCCCGTATAAGATTATTCTGTACGTCTGAAACGTTCAACGCAAATATGACTTATATACCATTTTTTGATAAATTTTATCACATAATTTCAGCAGACGTTGAGAGTGCAGAAACCATTATTTTACAATGTGAGTTTGATATATTCACATATTCAGTAGCACTATTATCTAGCGAATTTTTAGTTACTAGAAATGAAAATATTGGAAGTACATATATTCCTGATACAATGTTACCATTAAAAGGTAATAAGGAAATGAAAGTAATTGAATTTACTGGCGGTGATTTTAACCTAGACACTGCCACGGCAAACAGTTACAATTTTGTACTAAATGTAGCAGGTGGCGGAAGTAATCAAGGAACGGCGGAGAACGGGGGGCTAATAAAATGAAACTAAATACGGAAATATGGGGAACGGGTGAACAAATATCAGGTGCTCCACAAGGTTTTAAAGGATTAAGAGCAGATTTTCCAAGATTAGCTGAATGGATTGATCAAGGAAAAGTTACACTAAACCAACATTTTGACCAATCATTTTTAATCGGAATAAATTTCAAAAATCCAAATTCTATAATGATGTGGTGTGATAGCTACAATCGTGACCCCTCATTGAATACATTTTCTGACCCTATCGACACGGGAGTGTTTTTGGCAGGTACTGACGAAATGTCACGTTATGGCTCATACCCGGAAGTTTTACGGTGGAGAGTTGCATATGACCAAACAGAAACACCATATATCAATTATAAACCTCTTTTGAAATTTCCATTTAAAGGGCTGTGCTTTTTGCCAATTATATATTCGTGTACTAACAAAGCAGTTACTAACCATTTACACAAGTTTTCAATAAATGATTATTATAATGGTGAAAATGAAAATACATACCCTTATATAGTAGGAATTGAATTATGTCCATATATTGGAAACGCAACTACAAGAGGGTTCTATTTAGATGGTTATATCGGTAGAATATCACCATGTATGTACGGGGATTTCCAAAATTTTAGAAAAGATACCTTATATACTAACGCCGAAATGTTTCCTATGGGTGGAAATTTATTTACAGACCGTTTAACATGGGGATTAATGAATGAAGATGTATACTATCATACAGGATTTAACACATTTGATTGGATAGCAAACACTCCCTATGGTGAAAAATTATGGGAATTTGTGGCAGGAATAAGAGTGCATACACATTTTAAGGGAACTAAAAATGATATTTTAAAAATGTGTGCAAATACGGGGTGTTATTGTGCGTTATCTGAAAATGCGGCTAAACGTGATGATTTAAATAATCCTAGTAACAATATAATTATTGGAAAAATGAGTGAAGATGGTTCAATTTCCGATACTGTTTTGCAAGGTGAGGATATTAAAGATAACACACAGCAAGACAAATGGAATGACCCTGACGACACAGGAAACGGATTTGACGGCATTGAAAATACTGACCCAAATGACTACACAGACAAAATAGATTTGAATAAGCCTACATTATCAAATGTAAACGTTTTTAACCGCAGTTTTGCAGTTAATGCAAATACTGTAAAAAATTTGGCTGATTTTTTATGGAACGCTGACGAAACTAAATTTCAAGAAATTGTAAAAGGATTAGCATTAATGGGTGAAAATCCAATGAATGGTATAATTGATTTGCGTTTATTTCCGTTTAATGTAGCTTTGAAAAATTCTGCCATGCAAGCAGAACCCATTGTAATAGGCAGAACAAACACGGGTGTAAACGGTATCAAATTAACTGAAAATGTAAACAGTTTGATTGACCTAGGTGAATGCACATTTTTCACTAAATTCAAAAATTTCCTAGATTATGAACCATACACGACAGCACAACTATATATTCCATATATTGGCGTTGTACCAGTTTCGACAGCTGAATTTATGGGGCATAGAATATCGGTTAAAATGATAGTTGACTATACCACGGGGGCAGGAACAGCAATTGTATTTAAAGACGATATACCATTTATTTACAGAAATGGTGTAGTAGGTGTATCAGTTCCAATGACTGGAAATGACAGTGCAAGCTATGCAAATACAGTTATCGGAAATGTAGTTAGTGGTGCTATAGGCGGTGTAACATCAATTGCTAACGGAAATATAGGCGGTATGGTTAGCAGTGCTGAAAAATTGTATAGCGGTTTTGCAACTGGTACAAATTACCAAGAAGCAAGTGCAAGTTCTCCGTCTGTTGCAACGTGGCAACCGCAAAAATGTTATTTCATAATTGACCGTCCTATTTTAAATGTGCCTGATAATTACGGGCGAACGATTGGTTTTGCGTGTGAAAAAACTGGTAAACTATCAGATTTTAAGGGTTTTACAGTTGTTAGCAACCCTGAAATAAATTTCAGATGTACAGACAGTGAAAGACAATATATAGTAAATATGTTACAAGGCGGTGTATTTGTATGATGAATGAACATTTTGCAAGCGGTTTAACAAATGAGCAATTAAAAGCTGAGATTTTAAGGCAAGGGCGTAAAGCAAATTTACGCCTAAACCAATTGAAAAAAAGTGGGTATTACAAGAAAAACCCTATAATTATGGCGAAATGGAATACATTTCTAAAAGAAAACAAATTTTCAACTAAAAATAATTTTTTCAAAACGGGTTCAAAGGACGAAAACCGTGCAGATTTGTTAAAACATTATGTACAGATTAGACAGTTTTTAGGGCAACAAACGAGTGTAGCTGACACGAAAAAAATCATACACAAACACGCTTTGCGTTTGGAAGTTGAAGATGATACCGTTGAACGTGTACTAGAATTTTATGGAAATAATTCAATTTTAGGACAGCTGTCTAATAGTGATTATGCACAACAATTTGTGCGTGATATGGTCACAAAGGGATTTAATGATGATGAAATTAATGTGGTGTTAGATACCCTTGAAAAATCTGCAAAAACTGAAAGTGATATGACAGACTCTATGAGAAATTTTCTACAAACATTAGAATAGTTGCAACGTTGCAACTATTTTGTAAAGGGGTGTAATAGTTGATAAATGTAAATGATTTTGATTTTAATATTCTAAAAAATAGTAATTTACAAACAGTTACAACCCGTACACGGGATAATCAATATATTGAATATTATAATACCCCGTTTGCGTTTGATATTGAAACTAGCTCATTTTATGACAGCGAAAACAAAAGAGCGTGTATGTATATTTTTATGTTTGCATTAAACGGAAACTATGTATACGGCAGGACATGGGAAGATTTTGATTTTACATTGAATAAGTTAAAAGAGGTACTACAATTAAATGAATACAGAAGAATTATAATATATATTCACAATTTAGGTTATGAATTTCAATTTCTAATCGGTCATGAGCAGTTCAAAGACGTTTTTGCAAGAAATGCTCGCCACCCTATTAAGTGTACTATGAATGACTGTTTTGATTTGAAATGTAGTCTAATGCTGAGTGGTATGAGTTTAGCTAAAACCGCAGAAGATTTGACAAGTGTAAAAATACAAAAATTAACAGGTGATTTAAACTATAAACTATTAAGAACATGGAGAACTCCACTTACCAAAAATGAATTGGCATATTGTGAGCATGACGTTAAAATTTTACACTATTTTATTCTTGAAGAAATGAGTAAAAATGATAACAATATCACAAAAATCCCATTAACAAAAACGGGGTATGTAAGAAAATATTGCCAAAACTACATTAAGAAACATACATATTATCCAAAATATAGAGAAAAAATTAAGAAGATAGCCCCAGTTGATAAAGATTTATTTTGCCTATTGCACAAAAGTTTCATGGGTGGATATACTCATTCGAATTATATGTATGTAGGAATGGTATTGGAAAATGTTGCTAGTATAGATTTTACAAGTTCCTATCCGTCCGTTATGATACGAAAAAAGTACCCCATGCAACCATTTACAAAACCCCGTATAAAGGATTTAAAAGATTTTAGATATTGTATTAAAAATTATCCGTGCGTTTTTGAAGTTGAATTAACTAACGTTACCGCTAAAAAATGCAATCATATTTTGTCACGTTCAAAATGTTCTGTTTGTGATAATGCTGTTGTTGATAATGGACGAATTGTATCAGCAGATAGGATATTTACATATTTTACAGATGTTGACTTTAAGGACTTTGAACAATTTTATTCTTATGAACATTTGTCAATTGGCAATTTTTACACGTCTAGTTATGGATATTTGCCAAAACAGATTATAGAATGTGCGTTAAAATTTTACAACGACAAAACCACCCTAAAAGGTGTAGCAGGAAAAGAAGTTGAGTATCTAGTCGGCAAAGGTATGCTAAATAGTTTATTTGGAATGTGCGTAACCAATCCTGTTAATGATGATATTGTTTTTAATGGCAAAGAATGGAACACAGAAAAGAAAGATATTTCAGAAGCATTACAAGAAAATTACATAAAGAATAAAAAACAAGTATTAGTATATCAGTGGGGTGTGTGGATTACTGCATGGGCTAGGCACGAACTTTTTAAAGGTATATTGAAAATTAATGAAGATGTTATTTATTGTGATACGGATAGTATAAAATTCTTAAACTATGAAAATTATGAAAACTGGATAAATGAATATAATAAGAATTGTATTAATGAGATAAACAAGGCTTTAAATTATTATGAAATCGATTTGAATTTAGCTAAACCAAAAACAATTAAGGGCATTAAAAAACCGTTAGGGGTATGGGATTTTGAGGGAATTTATTCAAAATTCAAGACTTTAGGTGCAAAGCGTTACGCTTATGAACAAGACGGGAAATTTAATATTACAGTTTCAGGACTAAATAAAAAATGTGCCGTTCCGTACATAGTTGCAACGTCGCAACCGTTTGAATTTTTTGACAATGAAATGTATATACCGAAAGAGTATACGGGCAAAAATACATTGACATATATTAATGACCCATACAAAATTATGGTAAAAGACTATCAAGGAAATTATGCCGAGGTATCTGAAAATAGTTACATACATATGGAAGAACAGGATTATAACATGGCACTATCCGAACAATTCATATATTATTTAATGTGTGGTACAAATTTCGGTAGTGGTGCAAAAGAGCATACATTATTTGAGAAAAGCCAAGAATTGGCTACAAATTTCTGGGAGTGTGATTTTAATGAGAAATGAATACTATTCACTAAAAAAGATTAATAAGTTAAATGCACTATACAATTTAATTATAGGGCAACGTTCAAACGGTAAAACTTATGCAGTGTGTGAGCAGGAAATAAAAGGTTACTTTAAAGAAGATTTTCGGCTTGCGTATATAAGACGATATGATGAGGAAATAATGCCCAAAAATATACAGAATTTATTTAAACCGCATTCGGCTTTAATTGAAAAATTATCTAACGGGCAGTTTAACAGCACTGTATACAAGAATAGGGAGTTTTTCCTATATAATACAGATACGGAAGAAAAAAGCGAACAAAGTTTTTGCAAGTGTTTTTCGCTTAACGCATGGGAACGTACAAAAGGTGCTGATAATGGCTACTTTAAATATATATTATTTGACGAATTCATGACCCGTTCGTTTTATCTTAATAATGAATTTGTTATATTTACTCAACTTTTATCTTCTGTTATGCGTGATAGAGATAACACTATTATTTACATGATTGCAAATACTGTCAATCAATACTGCCCTTATTTTGCTGAAATGGGTTTAGGCAAAATTTCAGATATTAAACAGGGTGACTTGAAATTATTTACATATGGTGATAGTGAATTAACCTTAGCTTTAGAATACTCAGACAGCAGAGGTCAAACTGGAAAAGTTAGTAAATACTTTGCGTTTGACAACCCACAATTGAAAATGATAACCACGGGGCAGTGGGAGATTAAAAACTACCCACACGCCCCATTTAAGATTCAAAAGGAAAATATTGTATATAGAGCTTATATATTTTTTGATAGTGACATTATAGCTTGTAATATTATACATTATAACAATAACGTATTTCTATTTTTTAACATTCAAACAAAAACGGAAAATCTCGATTTAAAAAAGAGGATTGTATACAGTTTTGAAACTGATACGAACCCCCTACACGTCCAGTCACTAGCAGAACAGCCGACAGACGTACATAAACTTATTAATAATTTAATAACATTTAATCGTGTGTTCTATGCGGATAATTCAGTAGGTGAAATTGTTAGAAACTGGATAAACGCACAAAGCAAGCACGCTATTAGCATAAGGGCATAAAAATAACCCCGTGAGTTTTTTCTCACGGGGTTATTTTTTGTTATATCACATAATCCCTTAACACTGCTTGAATGTTTGTCATAGTAGGTTTTACATATTCCTTGTCGTAAACGTCACATAGTAAATCACTTATGTTTTCATATCTATTGTAACCACTTAAAACTCTCTCTTGATTATCTAAAAACCACTCAACAGTTGCACAAGCAACTGTATTTGTTACAATATCAAATATAATCATTACAATTGGCTCACCTGACTTATTTGCACTGTTATATCTGCCTACTGCCTTTTTAATTCCTTTAACCTCTGTACCATTAATTTTCATAATAATCGTTCCTTTCTAGTTGCAACGTTGCAACTTTTAAAATTTTGTTTGTTAAGGTTTTTCTTTTGTTCCTCTCCCTTAACTCTATATATAGTATATCACACCACACCGCCATTGTCAATGAATAATTTGTAAACATTATATTTTTCTTTTATGTATTTGTTAATTCTATTTAACTAAATATTTTTGCTCTTTATTGCGTAAGGGTATTATTTTTATTTTCTAATC